ATGAAAATACTATTGTTCAAAATGATTATAAATTAGAAGTGTTAGAAATATTAAAAACACAAGACAAGAAAAACTCATTCAAAAACATTAGACAATTGTTAGCAGATTCAAAAGTATCAGACTTTTCTGATTTATTCAGATTGATGTTTGATACCGTAGATGATTGGGGTCAAGGACATATCGCCGAGTGTATATTGATTTTGAGTAAATACCAACAATCAGACGCAGTTGTAGTAGATAAAGAAATTAATATTATGGCTATGTTTGTAGAGATTATAGGGAGTATTAAATGAGTAATCCAAAAGGGCCATTACCACCAAAACAAGAAGAAGTTCAAATAGATATATCAAAGGCAGATACTATTACTTGTGAAGAATGTGGAAACGCATCTTTTATACAGGCATTTTTCTTAAAAAGAATATCTGCATTGATGAGTCCAACAGGTAAAGAGGCAGTTGTTCCAATGCAAGTTTTTAGTTGTGGTAATTGTGGTTCTATACCAAAGAATATGATACAACAACAAGGTTAATCATTGAAAAAAAAAGTTAATAGGGTTCATTACAATGTAGATAAATTCTATAATGAAAATTATAGGATAACTACAAAACAAATGGACGGATATCCAGTTGGTGAACACGGAATGAAACTCTATCAACACAAAGATGATGAGGGTAATTTTATCTACACTAATGAACAAGGTGAATATGTTTATAATCATCAACAAGCTCTTAACATTTATCAAAATAATTTTGGTAAATTTTTAGGTGGTAGACAACACGACCCAAAGTATAATGATGAAAATGCAAAATATCAAATCTATACCTTTGGTTGTAGTTGGACTTATGGTTGGGATTTACAACAGACTCAAACCTTTACTCATTTACTCGGAGATGAAAACACAGCAGTTTATAACTACGGAGCAGGTGGAACAGGTTTAGATTTTGCAGTCAAGACATTATCAGAAGTTTATATACCAGAATCAAGACGACAAATATTTATCATTACGGTTCCACACTTTTTCAGAAGAACTTGGTTCAATGATAATGGTGTAGTTTATAAAGCTTGGCAGGTCAAGGAGTTTGTTGATGTTAATGAATATAATAATTACTTCTACTTTTTACATCATTACAATATGTTAAATAGATTCGTAGGTCGTGATAAAATCATATGGGGAACTTGGGAAGAAGATTTACCAAGAGATAAATTTGATGTGGTGTTTGAGTGTATTGACAAAACATCAGATGGATTACATCCAGGCCCAAAAGCTCATAAACAATATGCAGAAAAACTAAAAGAAATAATAAAAGAAAAATATGAATCCATACGATAAAAAATGGAAAGAAAAAAAGTTAAATCATTACGATAATAGAATATTGTTTGATGACAATGATGACCTTTATGTAATGGGAGATTGGGAAGAACCAATTATGAAAGCTCACGCAGAAATTACTTGTCGTAATGGTGGACACATTTTAGAAGTTGGTTTCGGTATGGGTATCAGTGCGAATTATATTCAACAACAAGATATAAAATCACACACCATTATCGAATTAAATGATGAAATATATGAAAAGGCAGTTAAGTGGGCAAAAGACAAACCAAATACAAAAATAGTTTCTGGTGATTGGAAAACCGTAGAACTTGGTAAAAAGTTTGACGCTATATTCTTTGACGCTCACGTTCAAGAACCACTAATAGCATTATTTCCAATACACATTTTAAGATTTTGTAGAGTGGGAACCATACTTACTTTTTTTAATCACTTATGGGAAAAGACTACTGGTTGGACACCACAATTTTTTGGTAAAGACCAAATAAAATTTTATGAGATAGATGGTAAAGTTCCGCAAGATAAGGTGAATGGTTATGTGGATAAACACGATATCTATTATTTACCAGAGTGGATAATTACCGAAGATGATACTGAGGAAAAATACAGAAAATGTATTACAAAATAGATTTAAGTAATTACGAACCAAGAGAAGTTCCAAAATTTCAAGAGTTCAATAATTGGGAACAAATGAAGTGGAACGAAGTTCAGGTAGATATTTTAAGAGAGTTAAATCAATTCAAGGACTCATTTGGTAAAGATTGGAAAGAGTGGAATTTATCTGATTTAAAATACAGATTGCAAAACAATTGGTCATTTTATTTAGTTAAAGGTGGTTGGTGTTTTATTGATTGGAATAGACGATATCCTTATTTATGTAATCGTTATGTAATGCCAGAACATAGAAATAAAGGATTGGGTAGTGATTTAGTGTGGTTGAGATGTAATGAAATAGTTCAACAAGGATACAAAACTGCTATGATTAAGTTAGAGGATTGGAATACACCAGCGAAGTCAGTTATGAAAGAAAATATCTTTACTAAAATGGACTAAATTGATATTTATAGATAGGAAAAACTTATGTCAGTTCAAACAAAAATAGAAAATTATTTAAATTATATTACCGGAAGTGGTGGTGGTTGGCCAACAAATACCAACATTGGTGTTGTTGCTGGTGTAGATTACATTATCCAAAGTGGTTCAGGTAACATATATTTTCACGAAATGAATACCGCTTGTGGTGTTTATGGTTCCTATGCAACACAAATGTCAATATTTAACAAAATATCAGACTACGCAAATGAGCAAGGTTGCTCAACCGCATATATTTATGGTCAAAATGATTCAGTAAAAAGAAACCCTTCTTCAACACAAGAACCACTAATTAGTTCAAGTTTCGCAAGACACAACATTTCAGTAAATTTTGAATACAATGATAACACATCACACACATATTTTACTCAAAGGGGACAAAATCAATACACGGGTAGTTTTCATTTATTTATGCAAACACCTTGGTATAGTGATGACAACTTGTTGGAGATTGTTAGTGGTTCATTTAATAAAAATACATTTAGAACAATTTTATCAAGTTCACCAGTTAGTTCTTCTCTAACACCTTTATTCAATACAGGTTCATTTACAACATCTAATCCATATCATCCAGATTTTGTAGTGAAAGACCCAAGTAAAGACGGAACGGCACATCAATCAACAGGTTTAGAATTTTATAAATATGTTGCTGAAAACTCAACATATCAAAATGCAGTCAATAGTGGTTCACTAATAGAAACTTTTATTGTTCCGAGTGGTAGTATAGTTGGTGGGGTTGGTTATGCAAGCACAAGAAAAATGAATTACTTGATGACACCAAATAAACAAATATTACTTGAGGATAAAGACGAATTACCATTAATCGTTGCACCAAAATTTGTTTTAATGTCAGGAAAAGATAAATGGACACACGCAAATCAAATGATGTATTCAAGTGCGAGTGGAAGTTTAATTAATATGTTTGACGGTTCTACAAAGCAAGTTCAAGATGTAGAAGTTGGAGATGTTGTTAAATCATACAAACCAGTCGGATTACCAGATGAAAGTTATACATACGATTGGTTAGACTATTCTACAACAGATTTGAGTGGCTCAGTAGCGTCAGGTTCGGTTGTTATGAGAACTATGGAGTATGACCACTATGGACACATTTTAGTAAATGGCTCTATAAAAATAGCGATTATGAATCAATCTATGATGAAAGGTGCCAGATACTTTTTGAAACAAGGAGATACTTGGACATTTGCAAAACCAAATGAAATATCAGTAGGAGATTATTTATTTAATAAAGACGGAAATGAAGTAGAGGTAACATCAGTTTCAGAGGTTGGAGAAAATATAACTTGGTATTCTTTAGATGTAGAGGATATTGATACATATTTTACATCAGAGATATTAGTTCACAATATTCCACCAAGAAAATGTTTCACGGGTGATACAATGATTACATTAGCAGACGGAACTTATGAAAATATACAAAAGATTAAACCAGGAACAGAAATTAAAACTTATAATGAGGAAACTGGTAAATTACAAAATTCAGTCGTGGGAGAGATTACAAAAATTAGACACGACAATTTAGTTAAATATAAATTTAGTGATAACACAGAAATCAAAGCAACAGACGACCACCCATTTTATGTTGGTGGGGTTTACAAAGCACCATTAGAGATTGGTGATGAAGTTTTAAATGATGAGTTAAACAAAATTAAAGTAGTTAGTGTTGAAAAACTTGACCTACACGAAATCACATATAATATAGATAACACAAATAACGGCAAGAATTATTTTGCTAATAGGGTTTTAGTTTCGGATGAGTCTGATACATAACAATAATTTTAGGTGGTATCATTACAGAGATAATTTCTTATCTCAAGAGCAATGTTCTAAATTAGTAGAGAACATAGATAACATTTCAGAAAAACCAGAAAGTAGATTTTGGTCTGACTCTGAAGTTGAGAAAGCGGTTAGACTTAGTGACATTGAGGTCGGTGGTGAATTATTGGTTGATAAATATTGGAAACTCTTTAAACTGGTCAATATTAATTACAACTTTCACATAACGGGAATCCAAAGAAATTGTGCTTATGGTAAAAAATATACAACAGATTGGACTGAGGACGAATTCCCACACACAGACTTTTCAGCAGGGGAAGGAAAATACATTGATAGCACTACAAAATTTACTTGTGTAACTTACCTAAATGATGATATGGAAGGTGGGGAACTACAAGTTACAAATGATAAAATACCAGTAAAAGTTGGAAGAGCGATAATATTTCCTTCTTTTGCTAATCACAAAGTTATGCAATTCTACAATAAAAGCAGATATGTTTTAGTGTGTTTTGCAGAGGGGAATACTTTTAAATGAAATATAATGACGATTTTAAATTTTCAATTCAAATACCTAATTTCTTTTCACCAGAAAAGTGTGATGAGTTATTAAAAGACATAATGGAATCAGAACAAGATGTGATTGGTTGTGTTGGAGACGAAAATGGAACGGCGATATTGCCAGAAATTAGAAAAACTAATGAGTGGTATTTATTTGACCAACCACACAACGAATTCAGACCAGATAAAACCAATAAAGATTGGAAATGGTTGCAAGACAAAATGTTTCAAATGGTAAATATAGTCAATGATAGTGTTTTTCACTTTGATGTTGACGGGTGTGATGATGAATTAAAATTAATAGAATATACAAAGGGTGGTTTTTATGGTTGGCACACAGACTTTAACGCAGGTAGTTGTTCCAACAGAAAGATTGTAGGGATTGTTCAGCTTACAGACCCGAGTGAATATGAGGGTGGAGATGTTCAATTTGGTATCCAAGATAAAGATACAAAAGAGTGGTATACAATGAACAAATTAAAAGGTTCATTAACATTGTTTCCGGCATTTCTATGCCATAATGTAACACCAGTCACAAAAGGTAAACGATATGTAATTCAAGAATTATTTGTCGGAGACCATTTCAGATAGGATAAATATGTATAAACCAATAAATATGGATAACTTGAAGTTAAACAATAACTTCAAATGGGTAGTTACAAAAGATAATTTCTTTACAAAAGAAGAGTGCGAATACATTATTGAAAAGGCAGACAAATATTCAGAGAGAAAGAAAACTAAATATTTTGAACAAGAAGATAGTATTTGTTTACTAAACATAAAGAAGACAAACGAACAAAAGTATTTAGATAAATTTTGGGAGGCGATTTCAATAGCGAATCAAGTCCATTACAATTATGACATTAAAGGTATTTACAGAAATAGGATACAATGTCATAGATATGATGTTGGAGATTGGTATAATCCACATTCAGATTTTTATCCAATGGACCAGTATAGTTCATTAAAACTAACTTGTATCGTGTCCTTAAATGATGATTACGAGGGTGGAGAGTTTAAATTTTTTGACGGAAAAACCATAGAACAAAAACCAGGTAGATTAATTATTCACCCGGCATTTGCAGGACATCAAATTACTGAGATAACAAAAGGTAAAAGATATTCTTGTGTTGCTTGGGCAGTTGGAGATACTTTCGTATGATACAAAATGATAACTTTAAATTCGTGGTTCATAGAGAGAACTTTTTATCAGTTAGTCAATGCCAGAAACTAATGAGATACTTAGAAACAGGTGAACCAACTGAATCAGAACTTGCAGGTAATTATGACGAGAACATTCTGAACAAAAAAGTTCGTGATAATAAAGAAGTAGTGATTAATAACAAACAATTAAAAGACAAACTACAAATGGTATTTGAGCTATCTAACTTATCTATTTGGAAATACAATATACAAGAAATGGAAAGGGTAAAAATACTAAGATATGAAAATGGTGGTAAATACAAATGGCATACTGATTGTGGAGCAAAAGAAACTTCAACAAGAAAGTTAACAGCTATCGTTCAGTTGTCAGACGAAACAAAATATGAGGGTGGAAATTTAGAGTTTGGAATTACTGACGAAACAGGTGAAAATAATTATACCGCACCAAGAACGAGAGGTAGTATTACGATTTTTCCTGCTTTCTTATCACATAGAGTTACACCAATCACAAAAGGTAGACGATATTCATTAATAACTTGGATGCTTGGAGATTGTTTTGTATGAGAATAGCACTATGTATATGTCCACAATGGTCAATTGAATCACCTTCATACGCATTAGGTGTATTGAAGTCCGAAATCAATAATCCAAATGTTGAAGTGAAACAATTTGATATCAATATGGATAGTTCAATTTATATGAGAGATGTTGATTATGAGTTTTGGTATGATTGGGGTAATGATAAACCTTGGAATTCTGATAATAACTTTAGAGAATATGTTCTACCAAGATTACAAGATTTTTGGAAACCTTATATTGAGGAATTATCCACCTATGATGTTGTGACTTTTACAAACTATACTTCTAACATTATGTCAACAGACTATATAGCTAGGTATGTTAAAGAAAAGAATCCAAATGTTCAAATATGGTATGGTGGACCTTACTCTTGGTATTCTGAGTATGGTGGTCTTGTTGAACAAGGTGGTATGCAAAATAATGTAAAAAGAATATTTGACATTAATCATAGAGAATTTGTTGATGTGGCGTGTAATAGTTCTGACGGAGAAACTGTAATTGGTAATTTAGTAGATTGTTATGTGAGAGACGGACATTATGAAAATGTAAAAGGAATATGGCGTTGGGATAAAATGAAACCAAGTTTTCCGACATTTATGAAAGCAGGTAGAAGTGGTAGAAAAGCAGTTTTTAACGGAAAAACAATACCTTTAAATCTAAATAACACAAAAACACCAATGTGGGACGAAGATATACTTGAAAACTATTTAACATTATGTAAAATAAGAACAGAAGACCCAAAGTTTTTTACAGAACAAGCACAATCTTTTTCAGAAGAACATATGTTAGAAAATGAAGACGGATACGACCCACGAGAAATGAAAGGTGCAATTCCGGGTAGAAATAGAAACTCAATGATACCAGAAATGGACAAAACAATAACTGGTGAAAAAGCATTCGCAGGTGAACTATCAAGAGACGGACATAGTAATTTGTATAGTGATTTTGCAGTCCTACCAATTCAGGGGTCAAGAGGTTGCACTTTTAAATGCACATTTTGTGCGGAAACAAGATTGTATAGATATAAAAGTCCAGAAAAAATAATTGAGCAAATGAAACATATGATTGATAAGACTGGCATTTATAAGTTTTGGTTTACGGATTCATTGATAAATGGCTCTATGAAATTATTCAGTAAGTTTATAGAACAATTAGAGTGTGAAATAAAAAATGGTAGATTGCCAGATAACATTGAGTGGGGTGGACATTTTAGAACACATAAAAAGTTAGACGGTGATTTACTATCAAGAGCGAACAACGCTGGACTAAATCATATGAACGTTGGATTTGAAAGTGGTGTTCCAAAGATATTAGGTTTAATGGAAAAGGGGCAATTGCCAGAGCAGATTAGTGATTTTTTAAAAAGTTGTTATGAAAGTAAAGCTAAGTTTCAAGGAAACTGGATGCCTGGTTTTCCAAGAGAAAATCATATGGACTTTTTAGTTGGTTCTAAATGGTTATATGACAATGCTAAATACTTCAGAGCTAATGGTGAAATAACTTTATTACAATCAACGGATATATATGACAACACACCATTAGATGTCTACAAAGATGAGTTTGATGTTTCAAAAGAAAACTCATTTCTTAATGATTGGGTTAGTAATGATAACAAAAACTTTTTATTAGTCAGACATCTTCGTTCTTTTTTATATGAAGCACAAGTTAATATATTTGAAATTTTTTATCGTAGAAGAATATGGAATAATCCACTAAAAATAAACAAACTTAAAGTTGATTTAAAAGATAAAGTCGATAGCATACCATTTGAGTCTGAATTTTTAAATTCAAAAAATTTCAGAAATCCGAAAAAAATAATTGAAAATGAAATAATACTTACAATTAAATCTTTTGTTTGGAATGTTATTAATGTCAGTAACAAAGTAGAACTTGATATAGAGGTGAAAGATAAGTTTTTAACTTATAGATGTAAAAATTCATTTTCAAATATTCACATAAAATTGGATTCAGTTGGAGATGATTTTGATTTAATTATTGATTATGATGTTAGAATTGACAAGGAAGATAAAAAGCTTTCAAATAAATACACAGATGATTTAGACTTTATTATAAAAGATAAACTCGTTATCAGCGGTAATGTAAATGACTACAAGTCAAACAATAAAGTAAAAGAACTATACAACGATACTATGGATTATAAAAAGTATAAGATAAATTTAAAAAGAACCGAAATGACAAGTCAATACTAAATAATTTACATTTTCAGATTATTAAAAGATACTTATTAGTATCTAAGGTTATTCACTATGAAAACAAAATCACTATTTGACCATATAAAACAAATTACTAATGTTCAGAACCAATTGTATTGGGACAACATTACAGATGCGGACAAGAAAACTTGGTCCAATTATATGGTGCATAGATTTTTATCAATGAAAGCCGAGTGGATAGAAGTAGTAAACGAAATACAAAGATATTGGGAACTGAAACCAAAATCAGTCTACCAATTCTACACCAACATACTACCAAGAGGAAATACATATTTACCATATGTTAAATCTAAGAAGAAATCTAAGATAGAAAAGTGGGCTATGGATATATTATGTGATTATTTTCAAGAAAGTTCAGAAAATATTGAAAAAACACTTGACATTATGGGTAAAGATGTTGTATATTCTATTGTATCCAAGTATGGTGTAGAAGAAAAACAACTAAAAAAAATATGGAGTAAATAATGATTAAGGACGCACCTACAAAGAAAGAAATGGAAATGGTGGACACACAAGATGTCGTGAGATATATGGAGAGAACTTATCCTGAAATGACAGGTGAGTTTCTAAAAATACAATCAGAACAATATGAATTGTTTTGTAGAAAACAATATGACTACGGACCACAAAACATAGCAGTTGGAACAATTCTAAAAACACCAGAAGATAT